TATTTAACTAATGGCATATTCACAAAAGGTAGTTGATAGGTTTGAGAGTGTCTTAAACAATCCAGCAAAACATTCTGTTGGAAGGTTTGACCCTAAAGACCCTAATGTCGCTACAGGTATGGTGGGTGCACCTGCATGTGGTGATGTTATGAAACTACAGATTAAATTAAACAATGATGTTATAGAAGATGTTAAGTTTAAAACATATGGGTGTGGAAGTGCAATCGCATCCTCTACTATGTTTGTAGATATGTTAAAAGGTAAAACTATAGAAGAAGCTAAACTTATAAAAGACAAGGATATAGCAGAAGCTTTAGAACTACCAGCAATTAAATTACATTGTAGTGTACTAGCAGAAGATAGTATAAGACAAGCAATAAAAGATTGGGAACAAAAAGTTGCACATAGAAAACATAATTATTATACATAATGCCTCATTTAGGAAATATAACATTCAAAGCTTTACATAAACAAAAAGGTAGATTATCTATGAGGAGAAACCAAGGTAAACCCGGAAATGTTACTCGTGAAGAGTTTGATAAAAATTGGGATATGATTTTTAAGAAAAAGGAGAAAAATAATGCCAAGAAAAAAGACAACGACTAAAAGAAAGTCGACAGTAAATAAAGCTGGTAATTATACCAAGCCTACTATGCGTAAGAGGCTTTTCGAGAGAATCAAAGCTGGTTCTAAAGGAGGTAAACCCGGGCAATGGTCTGCTCGAAAAGCCCAGATGTTAGCTAAACAATATAAAGCTAAAGGTGGTGGCTATAAATAATGCCAAGAAAAAAACGAGACCCTAAAGTAGGAACAGGGAAAAAACCAAAAGGAACAGGAAGGAGATTATATACAGATGAAAATCCAAAAGACACTATCAGCATTAAATTTAAAACTGCAGCAGATGCAAGGGCAACTGTGGCAAAAGTTAAGAGGATTAAAAAACCTTTTGCTAGAAAAATTCAAATACTTACAGTTTTGGAACAAAGAGCAAAAGTTGCCGGTAAAACGCAACAGGCGAAAATCGCCAAGCAAGGCAAAGAAGCGATAAGGAAAAAACATGGCAAGACTAAAAAAGTCGCAAAGAAGTCTTAGGTCTTGGACTAAGCAAGACTGGGGTACAAAGTCTGGTAAAAAGTCTAGTGAGACTGGAGAAAGATATTTACCTAAAGCAGCTCGTGATGCATTAAGTCCAGCAGAGTATGCAGCAACTTCAAGAAAAAAAAGAGAAGATACTAAAAAAGGAAAACAACATTCTAAGCAACCTAAGAAGATAGCAAGAAAAACAAGAAAGTATAGAAGAGTTAATTAATGTTTATACCTGATGATTACATAAGAAGAACATCTTCAACTATACCATTTGGTTATGAGTTAGATGAAAACTTTGAAGGTTATTTAAAACCTATACCTGAAGAACTTACTATATTAAAAGATGTAGCAGAAGCTATATTTCATGGTGAAATAAGTTTAGGTATTGGTGTAGACTGGTTAGAAGCAGAAACAGGAAGACCAATGTCAAGACCGGGATTAAAAAAATATGTAGATAAGATATATGGTCGATAAGAAAAAAAAGATTACAAAAGACTTGACAAATGTTGAAAAAGACTATATACTAGAAGAAAGTAAACCTACAAAGAAAAAAGTAGGTAGACCTAAAAATAGCGAATTATCTAATGTTAAACTAGCATTACAAGCTAAAAGAAAATTAGATAAAAAAAATCAAAAGGTTAAGAAGCTAACAAGAAGTTTAGCTAGAGTTAAAAAAGAAGTACAGAAAGAAGAGAAAGCTCTTACTTCAAATGTTTTAACAGAATCAGAAACAAAAGTATTACCTGATTCTATACAAGAACATTTAGATACTACAGGTTCTTATGTGGCGTTTATGCCTAATGAAGGACCACAAACAGATTTTTTAGCTGCTGCAGAAAAAGATGTACTCTACGGAGGAGCAGCAGGTGGTGGTAAAAGTTTTGCAATGTTAATTGACCCATTGCGACATTGCCACATAAAAGAACATAGAGCCTTGATACTAAGAAGGTCTATGCCAGAGCTAAGAGAACTTATAGATAAGTCTCGTGAACTCTATCCAAAAGCATTTAAAGGTGCTAAGTTTAGAGAAGTAGAAAAGCTTTGGAGCTTTCCATCAGGAGCTAAAATAGAATTTGGCTTCTTGGAAAAAGATGCAGATGTGTATCGGTATCAAGGACAAGCGTATAGCTGGATAGGTTTTGATGAGATAACTCATTTACCTACAGAGTTTGGTTGGAATTATTTAGCTTCTCGTTTGAGAACTACTAATCCAAACTTAGAAACATATCTAAGATGTACAGCTAACCCCGGTGGTGTAGGTGCACAATGGGTAAAGAAAAGATACATAGAAGCCTCTGAGCCTAATAAAACATTTAAAGGCAAAGATGGTTTAACAAGGAAGTTTATTCCAGCATTGTTACAGGACAATCCTTACCTTGCTGAAGATGGTGAATACGAAAGGATGTTACAATCCTTACCTGCAGTTCAAAGAAGACAACTGCTAGAAGGTAACTGGGATGTAGCAGAAGGTGCAGCATTTGCAGAGTTTGCTACAGATGTACATGTAATACCACCTTTTGAATTACCTAACTGGTGGGAAAGAGTAAAAGGGATTGACTATGGTTATGCTGCAGAAAGTTGTTGTCTATGGGGTGCTGTAGACCCTGATGATAAGACCATCATTATATATAGAGAGTTATACAGAAAAGGTCTAACAGGGGAAGCACTTGCTGACACAATAACACAAATGGAAGAGAATGAAATTAAATCTATTCCGGGTGTACTAGATACTGCTGCATGGGCAAGGACTGGATATACAGGTCCTACTATTGGTGAAACACTTGTCAATAGAGGACATAAATTAAGAAGAGCTGATAAGAATAGGATAGCTGGTAAGACTCAAATACACGAGCATCTAAGACAGCGAGAAGGAGCAGGAAGACCAAGGTTACAAATATTTAGTAACTGTGTAAATCTAATAAAAGAATTACAAGGTATTCCACTTTCAAAGACTAATCCAGAGGATGTCGATACGAAAGCTGCTGACCACGCATACGATGCACTTAGATATATGATAATGAGTAGACCAAAATTAGACCATCCATATGACAGGATGTTAAGAATTAAATCAGATATATATCAACCTTCAGATAATAGTTTTGGATATTAAATGGAAGAAAATACATTTTTAAATGCTAACAATCTTTACGAAGATGTTGAAGGTGAGTCTGGAAAAACTTTAAGTTTAGAAGAAGACCAACAAAGAAATCTTATTGGCATTATTAAAAGTAGATATGCTCAAGCAGAAAATTCTAGAGACATAGCTGAAAAAAGATGGATAAGAGCATACGAAAACTATAGAGGTTTGTATGCTAAAAATGTTAAGTTTAGAGAATCTGAAAAGTCTAGAGTATTTGTAAAAATAACTAAAACAAAAGTATTAGCAGCTTTTGGACAATTAGTAGATGTTATATTTGGAACAGGTAAGTTTCCTATTGGTATATCAGAAACTAAAATGCCAGAAGGTGAAACTGATATAGCACATCTTGATATAAATAATCCAACACCTGACATTGAAACATCTATACCAGATGATATTGGAAACAGAATAGATAGTCCTTATGATGTTGGTTATTCAGGTGATGGTAGAACTTTAAAACCCGGTGCATCTTTTTATAACGGAATCTTTGAAGATAGTCTAGAAGACCAAGCAGAAGATGCTGGTATACTGACAGATGGAGCAAGTGCTAATCCACAAGCAATAGAATTAAATCCTGCACAAAGAGCTGCAAGGAGAATGGAAAAACTTATCCATGACCAAATAGATGAATCTAATGGTTCTTCTGAAATAAGAAATGCTCTTTTAGAATCTTCTTTACTAGGTACAGGGATTGTAAAAGGACCATTTAATTTTAATAAAAAATTACATAAGTGGGATATGAATGAAGATGGAGAAAGAGAATATAATCCATTAGAAGTCAGAGTTCCTAGAATAGAATTTGTAAGTTGTTGGGATTTTTATCCTGACCCTTCAGCTACTACTATGGATGAATGTGAATACATTGTTCATAGACATAAAATGAATCGTAGTCAATTAAGACAACTACGAAACATGCCATACTTTGATGAAGATGCTATTCGTGAAGCTATCCAAATGGGTGCTAACTATGTAGAAAAAGATTACGAGTATGCAATCAAAGATGATAATAGAGCAGAAGAAGATTATCAAACTAACTTTGAAGTTCTTGAATACTGGGGTATTATGGATGCTGAGTACGCAAGAGAAGTTGGTATTGACCTAGATGACTCTATAGATGATTTAGATGAAGTACAAATAAATGCATGGATATGTGGAGATAAATTACTAAGAGCTGTAATTAATCCATTTACTCCATACAGAATACCATATCATGCTTTTCCATACGAAAGAAATCCATATAACTTTTTTGGTATTGGTATAGCAGAAAATATGGATGATAGTCAACAAATTATGAATGGTCATGCAAGAATGGCTATTGATAATTTAGCTATGTCAGGTTCGTTAGTATTTGATGTAGATGAGTCTGCTTTAGTTGGTGGACAAAGTATGGAAATATATCCGGGAAAAATATTTAGAAGACAAGCAGGAATGCCCGGACAAGCAATACATGGATTAAAGTTTCCTAATACATCACAAGAAAACTTAATGATGTTTGACAAGTTTAGACAACTTGCAGATGAACAAACAGGAATACCAAGTTACTCACACGGACAAACCGGTGTTCAAAGTATGACAAGGACTGCTTCAGGTATGTCTATGTTACTTGGAGCATCTAGTTTAAATATTAAAACTGTTGTCAAGAATCTTGATGACTTTTTATTAAAACCTTTAGGAGAATCTTATTTTCAATGGAACATGCAGTTCTTAGAAGATGAGTTAGATGTTAAAGGAGATTTAGAAGTTAAAGCTACTGGTACAAATAGCTTGATGCAAAAAGAAGTTAGAAGTCAAAGACTTACTATGTTCTTACAAACTGCACAAAGTCCAGCTATTGCACCATTTGTTAAGATTTCTAAACTTGTTAGTGAACTAGCCTATAGCTTAGACTTAGACCCAGAGGAAATACTAAATGACCCTGAAGAAGCAGCTATCATGGCACAAATAATAGGAATGCAAAATGTTGGACAAAACAATGGCGAGGAAACTCAACCCGATAGTCAACAATCCCCAATGGCAGGATTACAAGGAACACCTCAACAACCTCAAGAACTTGGTGACACAGGAACTGGTGGTGGCAACATCGGAATCGGAAATGTACCGGTTGCAGGGGAAACTGCGTTTGCTGGTACTCCTAGAACAGTTGCCGGAGCAGGTGAAGGAGGCACTTAATAGAAAAGAAGATGGATAAATTAGTAGGAAAACAAAAAGAACTAGATGCTAATAATGATGGTCAAATTAGTGGAGAAGATTTTAAATTATTAAGAGAACAAAAACAAGAAGGTGGTTCAATGTCTATAGATGACCAAATGCAAATGGCTATGAATCAACCTATGCTTCCAGATGAAGAAATGGAAGATAACTATTTAGATTTTATAATTGATGAAGCATTGACAGAAGAAGAAGAAGATATGCTTATGTCAAAACTAGAACAAGATGAGCAACTATCTATGCTATTTGATAAAGTATTAGAAGTTGCTTCAGAATTTGCTGGGTCTGGTCCTGTTGAAGGTCCAGGTTCAGGAGTCTCTGACAGTATACCTGCAAGGTTATCTGATGGAGAATTTGTCTTTACTGCAAAAGCTACAGAAGAAATCGGAGCTGATGAATTGATGCGTATGATGAAAGATGCTGAAGCTAATGCAGATAAAAGACAACAAATGGCTAACGGAGGTGAGCCTGAAGAAGAAACTATGACTAGACAAACTAATGAACCTAATGTACAGGAAATTAGAGTTGTTAAAGAAACAGTTGATTCTGCTGGGAGAATGATGGAAGATGAAGATGAAATATCAAAAGATATTAAATCTCAAATGATGTTAGACCCCAACCAAAGACATGTCCGTAGCTAATAAGCGATAGAGCTACCCTATTAATATAGGCACTCTATTATATTTAACCTTGAGGCTACCTTTACAATACAAGCCCTGCTAGTGCACAACGCAGCTACCTTGTAAACAAAGCCCCGACTAGGAGAAAGAATATGACTAATGAAGTCCAAAAAGAGGAAACGCCAAATCCTTATAATTATAAAAAATCTTGGCATGAAGGTAATGATAAACCTTTTGAATCAGCAGATGGGTTATACTTTGAAAAGCCAGAAGAGAAGAATAAATTATTCAAATCTAATAGCATTGAAGAAGCAGTAAACCCTGATAATGTCGAAGTAGAAGGACTGGAAACTAAAAAGGATACTCCTTATAAGAAACCAGACTACAAAAAACGATATGATGATTTAAAAAGACATTATGATACTAAACTTAATGAGTTTAAACACAGAGAAGAAGAGTTATTAAATCAAGTTCAACAACCTGAATATACAGCTCCAAAGACTGAAGAAGAACTAGAAAAGTTTAAAACAGATTATCCTGATGTCTACGAAGTAGTAGAAACTGTTGCACATATGCAATCGGAGTCTAAAGCAAAAGTTCTAGAAGAACGCCTTAGTAAACTCCAACAGCGAGAACAAGAGTTAATACGAAAAGATGCAGAAAAAAGGTTAATGGATAGACATCCTGATTTTGAAGATATTAGAAACAGCGATGACTTTCATGCATGGGCAAAAGAGCAACCGGATTCAATTCAGAAATGGATTTATTCAAATGCTGATGATGCCGATTTAGCTTCACGTGCTTTAGATTTATTTAAAAGAGATATTGGTATGGATGTTCCTAAAGAGACTAAGTCATCTTCTAGGACTAGAAAATCTGCTGCTGATATGGTTTCAACTAAAACAACAACAGTTGAACCTAAACAGGAAAAGATTTGGTCCGAAAGGGAGATTGCTGCAATGAGCATGGATGAGTTTGATAACAAAGGAGAAAGTATCATGGCTCAATATTTTGAACCCTCAACCGATACCGATGCTAACTTTGCTAACTCCGTAAGTGGACAAACTAATAGCTACTTCCTACCTAGTATTTATTCTAGAAAGGTTTTAAACTTTTTTAGAAAGAGCTCAGTAGTAGAAGCTATTACAAACACCGACTATGCTGGTGAAATATCTGCTTATGGAGACTCTGTAAAGATTATCAAAGAACCTGTAATTTCTGTGTCTGATTACACAAGAAATACAGATACAACTGAAACTAGATTAACCGACCAAGAGATTAACTTAGTCGTTGATAGTGCTAAAGCTTTCAAATTCATCGTAGATGATATTGAAACTAATATGTCACATGTTAACTTCAAAGAGGTTGCTACATCATCTGCTGCATATGCATTAAGAGATTCATATGACGCTGCTGTTATAGCTAACATGTTCTCAGGTGTTTCAACATCAAGCCCAGACCATGTCATAGGTGCTGATGCTGCTGCTGCTACTCAAACTATGGGTCAGCATCAAGGTGGCTCAAATGCT